TCGGAAAACGATGGCCGCGAAAACGACCACAGCGAGGACACTGTGGTGTCCGTCAGCCTGAAGATTGCAGACTTTTCGTTTGCGGCTGACATGGCTGTTGCTGATGCGTGGCGTGATGGTGGGCCTGAAGCCTACATTGCACGCGAAGGCGCACGGCACCTGTCGGCAATGTTGGCAAAGCTGGAAAAGCAGGTGTTTTATGGCACGGGAACCGGCGGCGATGCTGCAGGATTTTCTGGGTTTATGAACAGCACGTTTCTGGACGCGTTGGCCGATGACATGGTCATTGACGCAGGCGGCACCACCGCATCGACTGCATCGAGTGTCTACGCGATTCGCTTGGGTGTTGACGATGTGGCGATGGTGACGAAGGACACGATCGACATCGGCGAAACGACTATCCAGCGGGTTGCCGGATCGACCGGGTTTTATCCTGCCTACTGGACACCTGCGAGTGTCTGGGTTGGCCTGCAGATGGGTGGCAAGTATTCGATTGGTCGAATTGCCAATCTGACCGCAGACAGCGGCAAAGGCCTGACGGATGATCTCATTTCCGATCTGTTGGGCGAGTTCCCGGTTGATAGTCAGCCCACGATTCTGGTGATGAATCGCCGCAGCCTGAAGCAGCTGCAGCAGTCCCGGACGGCGACGAACAGCACCGGCGCACCTGCACCATTCCCGCAGGAAGCGTTTGGCGTGCCGATCATTGTCACCGATCAGCTGCTGAGCACCGAAGCCTTGGAGACCTGATGTGGCTTCCGCTCTTGAGTCAGCAATTGGAGCGGGTCTGAAAATGATCCGACGCACTGCAGGTGTGTCCGTTACGGTTACCCGTGGCGCGTCTGTGGTGACAATTGCCGACGCTGTTCAAGGGCAGTCGCAAAAGGTCGTCATTGACGAGACATCTGAGACGGTGGTGGAAGCTTGCGATTGGCTAATGTCAGTCGCAAGCTACACACACGGAACACCGGCGGTTGGTGACATCATCAGCCGAACCGTCAACGGAGTCAGTTATACGTGGACGGTGGAATGCCCAGCAATGGGCATTCCGCCTTTTGATTGGTCCGACACAGCACGGACGACGTATCGCATTCATGCACGCAAAGACGGCGCAGCAGCGTTTGAGGTGGTGACACCGAACGGCTTTGACGTCAGCGGCAATGAAATGAGGTACGCATGACGGTAAGCGTGAATCTGCAGGGCCTGCACGAGGTCGAGGTGGCGTTTGCGGACTTCGCAGAGTTCGGGCAGCGTGGGTTGGCGTTGTCCGTGGTGCGGGCTGGGTTGCAAGCTATCGGTGAGCAGATGCAGGAGCATATGAAGCCACAGGTGCAGCACATGGCGGCGGAAGTCGGTTACCGATTCGACCGCAAGGCGAGCAGTACAATGGTGGCCGGGCGTGTTGGTGTTGGTGTCGGAAAGCATATCAACCGGCAGAACGTCAACAGGGGCAGCCGGGGCCTTGGAATAACGTCGGGCACGTGGCATTGGTGGGTGTTGGGTTCATTCAAGACCGGGCAGCGGTTTACGAATCGCACCCGAGCAAATCGTGGCATATTGAAAGCACAGCAGCCGAATTTTGCACAGCGGGCAAGAGATCGAGCAGCCGAGCGAGCACGGTCCGCAATGCAGGCCGCAATGGAACGATCAACGGAACGGTTTTTCAGGTCAAAATGAAGGGAGCCAATCGTGGCAAAATTGAAGGTCAAGGGAACGGTCATTAAGTGCACGATTGCCACCGTTTTGACGGCAATCGGACAGATTACGGAATTCAGTCACAGCGGCGCGGAGTCGGAAACCTACGACGCCACGACGATCGACACAAGCGGAGCGGGGAAGGAGTACAGCCAGACCGGCTACACAGAGGGCGGCACGTTTGATTTCAGCATGTTCTACGATGTGGACCTGGCAGCGCATCAGGCGTTGACGGACCTGCTGACGACGCCGGCGGACATGGTTTACAACATCACGTTCACTGATGCCACGCCAACAACGTCCGCATTTACCGGGGCCGGGTTGACATTTGGTTTCACTGGCGCGATGAATGATGGATTGAAGGCAGATGTGTCTATTAAATTGACTGGCCTGCTGGCGTACTCAACATGAGAATTCGGTTGATACGGCAAGACCTGAACGCACCACCCGGCACCGCTCACGAGGGCATCGAGAAGCGGGCCGGTGGTGTTTTGTTTTGGCGCGTCGGTACGGTGATCGACGTGGACCGCAGGGCGGTGCAGTTGCTGGTTGGCAATGGCGACGCAGAACCGGCGGACGATGAATCGGAGGCGGCTGTGCCGAATTGGCGGCAGGGCCGGGAGAGGGTGTTGTTGGCGCGGGAAATGCTGGCACGGGGCATTGATCCGGACGACCGCGAACGGTTCAAGCGCGGCGAGTTGCTGGGGTACAATGCAGACGGGTCAGAGATACTTGGGCCGAATTCTGGAGGGGCTGACGATGAGTAGGTTAGTGGTGGACCGTGGGGCGTTTTTGGCGGGGTTGTCCGATCGTCCGAAGGAAGACGTGCCGATTCCTGAATTGCAGGCGGGGGCCGTCATACCGGTGTGGGGCATGACCGCACGCGAGCGGACGGCATTTGAAAAGCAGTTTGCTGGGAAGAATGGCCAGACGATCGATGCACGCGTGCAGGAGTTTCGCGAGCGGCTGGTGGTGGCGTGTTGCAAGGACGACAACGGGCAGGCAATCTTTCTACCGGAAGACGTGCAGGCCATTGGGGCGAAGCGGGCCGACGTGCTGGAACGGATTGTCAACGTCGCGCAGCGGTTGAGCGGGTTTACGAAGGAGGACATCGAGGCCACAGTGGGAAACTGAGGAAGGACACCGAGCGGCGTTTGGCGTTGCGTCTGGCGGCGGCAACGGGGTGGCACGATGCGGATGCCATGCTGGACGCAATGACGCCGCAGCAGTGGCGTGAATGGCAGATTGCCGATGTTGTGGAGCCGGTCGGAGTCCGTGGGATTGAGTTGATTTTGGCGCGTATTGGTGAGCTGGTCGCAGGGTTCTGCGGGGCGTCGATGAAGGCTGCGGATTTCGCGCCGTGGTTGCCACGGTCAGAGGATCGGCAACTGAGTCCTGCAGAGTCTGCCGAGGCCATAGGAAAACACCTGCAGAGATTGGCGGGCAGATAATGGCAAGCGTTGGCAGCCTGGTGGTTAATCTGGAGGCAAACACCCGCAATTTCCAGCAGGCGATGCAGCGCAGTCAGCAGGCTTTGCAGTCGTTTGGAGCCGCAGCAAAACGCACCGCCGAAGCCGCGCATTCGCTGGACAGCCTGAGCGCGTCAAATGAGCTTCCGCAGCAGTTGGATGCGGCGAGCAAACGCATGGGCGATTTGGGTGTGTCTGCGCAGGCCGCAGCGGAGCAGGTGCGGCGTTATGAGGAACTGGTGGACAAGGCTGCAGCAGCTACGCACGCAGCATCCGTTGCGGCGACGATGCTCGGGAGTTCCGGCAATTTGGTGGCCACAGGCACCGCGACTGCATCTCATGGCTTGCACGCGGTGCTCATTGGAGCGATTGCAGCACGCAGAACGCTGGAATCATTAGCGTGGGTGTTTGGCGTGATTGCAGACGGTGCGAGAATGCTACTCGTCCCGTTGCGGTTGCTATGGTCTGCTGTGTCGATGCTGGCGCAGGCGGCAAAGGTGCTGCTGTTGCCATTGAAAGCGGTGGCTGGCGTCGTGATGTTTTTGGCGCGGGCGATGCTTTCAGTGGTCGGGCCGTTTATTGGATTGGCAAGCGGTGCGTTCAAGCTGTTTGTGCAGTTCAAGGCACTGCAGCTGCAAATCAAGATTTTGCGGTATCTGTTTGACCTGCTGCCCCCAAAACTGAAAGCTGTTGCAACAGCCCTGTTTGCGGTCGGGCTGGCCGGACGTGCAACACAAGGCATCCTGAGCCGGTTGGGATTTGTTGGCGCAGCATTGCAGGGCGTGTTGCGTGGTGTGGCGTCGGCATTGCGTGCGGTAATAAATCCGATGGCTACGCTGGGCGTAGTGGCAAAGGCAACAGGGGCCGCGATAAAGGCGTTTGTGTCTTCTGCATTGGGGCCGCTGGGGTTAGTGTTGTCCGGATTGGGTGCGGTGCTGGCTGGGGGCGGGATGCTGACACTGGCAGCTGACGCGGAGAAGCTGGCGATTCAGTTGGAGGTGTTGACCGGCAGCGCGAAAACGGCTGCTGAATTGGTGGACACGCTGAACACATTTGCTGGAGCCACACCATTCAGCAAGATGGACATCAAAGCCGCTGCCGTGCAGTTGCTGGGCGTGCAGACGCCGATCAAGGAACTGACAAGCGATCTGGCAATGCTGGCAAACATTGCGGCAATGTCAGACAACAGCATCGGCGAACTGACACGCATGTTTGCACAGCTGCGAACGACAG